GGCGAAAAAGTACAAGCCAAATTTCAGGAAATTTTAGGACAAAAGGCAAAAGGATTTATTACCTCGGTTTTACAAGTGGTAAACTCGAACGGGTATCTGCAAAAGGCAGACCCGAAAAGCGTTTACACCGCCGCGATGATTGCCGCAACGCTTGACCTAAATATTAACAACGCTTTGGGTTATGCGTATATTGTACCTTACGGACAGCAAGCGCAATTCCAAATAGGCTATAAGGGGTTGATTCAGTTAGCGCAAAGAACGGGAGAATACAAATCTATTAACGCCGTTCCGATTGATGAGGGTAATTTGATTAGCTGGAATCCGTTAACCGAAGAACTTGAAACGGATTTCACGAAACCAGCTACTGGGAAAATCGTAGGATATGCGGCACGTTTCGAACTTCTTAACGGATTCTCTAAAACCGTTTATTGGACTACCGAACAAGTTCAGGCACACGGTAAGAAATACAGTAAAACGTATTCCGGTAAAAACTCACCTTGGAATACCAACTTTGAATCAATGGCGCTTAAAACCGTTCTAAAGGCGGCGCTATCGAAGTACGGAATTATGAGCGTTGAAATGAACCGCGCAACGGTAGCAGATCAATCAGTCGTTAAAGATTACGACCCCGAAACGGAAACAATTGACGTTGAATACGTCGATAACGACGCGCAAAAAGCAATTGACACACCCCAAAAGCAAAAACTAGAAGATTTGGAAGGCGCTTACACTTCAATCGAAATGGGAATGCTAACCGTTGACGAATTAGCGGAACAGTACGAACTAACCGACGTGCAACTAAAAGCCGTTAGAGAGTACGAAAACAACCTAAAAGAAGCGAAGAAATGAAACCAATCAAGCCAAAAGATTTAAAAATACGCGCTTCTCAGATTTGGAAGGTTTGCGGAGTTGATCGCTCCGCAAGCCTAACCGATAAACAAGAGGCTACGTTAAAAGACTTGGAAAGCCGGGAATCGTTAACGGATAATCAACAAAAGGAATTAACGCGTTTACAGGAAAAGCGCGACAAAAAGCCCGAACTAAACGAAGGTGGCAAAACATACGTTAAATCGCTGTTTTACGAACACGTTTCAGGAACTCGCAAGGTGTTTACGTCTAAGTACACCGATAAAGGAAACCTAAAAGAAAACCAAGCGATTGCAGAAGTTTGTAAATACTTACGACTCCCGATAGTAGTCAAAAATGAAAAGTACTTCGAAAACGATTGGACAAAAGGAACGCCGGACACGATTTTAAAACCGCTTAATTTGCAGATGGACGTTAAAAGCCCTTATTATCCAGATGGTTTAGACGTGTTCGACACGGAAATTGACAAGGAATACGAATGGCAACAACATTGCTACAACTGGATGATAGGCGTTGATAATGCGATAGTGGCAAAGGTTTTGATGAATCCTCCTGAAAGTATTCTGGAAAAAGAAACCTACACAATGGCAAAAGTTGCCGGAGTTTTTCCAATCACTGACGATTTTCGCGAAGAAGTGCGCGAGTATTTCGACTATGAAAGCCGTATGCCTTTAGAGGATCGCGTTAACGTTTACACGCTCACAACGGAACAACACCATATCGACACGATGAAAAACGGCGTTGAACTTGCTCGGGAATATTACGCCGAACTTGTCCAAGCGTGGGAAAGCAAAAACGAAAACGAAATTAACTTTGTAAAACAATTATTGAAACGTTAATGAACTTTAAACCCGGCGACCGTTTAGCCCCGATTTGCGACAAATGGACGTATTGTAACAAGTACTTTTTTAAGAAAGGTCAAGCCGTTACAGTCGCAAAAGGTACGTTTGAATTTATGGGTGAAAAAGCTATAATTTTGACAGACATACCCGACGCGGTTTGGTACGCGGCAGATTTCCGCAAACTAATACGACCGCGAAAAAGTAACAGCGTAACAAAACGACTAATTAAAGAGTTCGAAGAATCGCAAATAATAGAAATTGAAATTTTTAACAATGAACAAAGCACGAAACCGTAACTTCTAGACACCCGTTGAAACGAAGTACAGAATTAGAGCAGGAAAACAAGCCGAAAAAGCGTTTAAAATATTCACAGGTTGGTACAAGTAGACATAAAGCCGTTGAGCGTTAACGAATGTTGGCAAGGTAAACGATTTAAGACACCGAAGTATAAAAAATATGAAAAATTGATGCTTCGCATCTTACCTCAAATTGAAATACCCGAACCGCCTTTCTTTGTTTATTATGAATTTGGTTTTAGTTCTAAACTATCCGACTGGGACAACCCAATAAAACCACTGCAAGATATTTTACAAAAGAAATACGGATTCGACGACAAACATATTAAACGCGCAACCGTACAAGTTGTAAACGTACCAAAAGGACAAGAATACATAAAATTTGAAATAACTAAATTTGAAGAATGAAAAAAATACTCAAAACAATAGCGTTGCCGTTTGTCAAACTGTTCGATTGGTCGTTACAATTTTTAATCTACGTGCTTTACGTGGCCATTAGAATAATGAAAGCGCCGTTAACAAAAACACCACTCGACAACTTCAAACACTGGAACGCAGAAACAGAAACCGCAATAAATCAAAGATCAAAAGATTTAATGTTAGTATTCGCCGTAGTTATTCCGGTATTAGTAATGACGTTCTTCGGCTGGCTATGGCTCATTTTAACGCTGTCTCTGTACGTTTTAATCATCGTCGCGGCATTTCTATACGCACTACCTAAAAAAGACGCATGAAAACGAGAAACAAACGAAAAATAAACCTACCTTTAACACGGTGATTTCTTTCACTATTCTTTTTTCATGTTCAATGTTTAATTGTTTAGGTTGGACGGGTTTCTCCATGACCCGTCCTTTTTTATTACCTTTATTATAATGAACATAAATCAATTTTTTGTATATTACTCTATGCCGTTTATATTCGTAGCAATAACACTAATTTGTATCGCGGCGTTTAAACTTATAAAACATGGCTAGACCATCATCATACAGCTTTGAACTAGCTAAAGAAATATGTGAACAGGTAGCAGAAGGAAAGCGAATAAAGCATATTTTAGATTCAAAAGATGAATACCCGTCTTTTGTTACTTGGTGTAAATGGAAACGCGAAAATATTGAATTACTTAACCTTTACGTAAAAAGCATTCAAGACAAAGCCGAAACCGTTGACGATCGAATTGAGGGTATTATGTACAAACTAGAAGCGGGAGAACTAGAACCAGCACAAGCACGAGTATTAATCGACACTCTTAAATGGAAAGCCGCTAAATATTACCCCAAGATGTTTGGCGATAAACAGCAAATAGACCATACAACGGACGGCGAAAAGATTAACATTCCCGTTGCTCAATGGGTAAACAATACCAAGGAAGGCGCTGACGATATGGATAATTTCGGAAAGGAATAACCGTTCATAATAACCATTTACCGTTTATCATTTCAATTTACCGTTTATGTATTAATACAACCGTTCGTCACATTTCGACGTTTCAAACCGTACGTTTGCCCTATCTTTGAAGTGTAAACAAAACGGAAAAACATGAAAAATCAAGTTATTACAATTGAAGAGGCACACAAAATTACCGCTTTTGGTGTTTACACTTTTGAGTCTAAATTGAATGGACTAACGTATGTAACTATTGATGTTCAAGATTGGGACGACAACGGAAAGTTTACGCCCTTTCAAGAAACTTATATTTTAAAAACTTGGTAGTTTAAAGATAAACCATACATACTGACACAACATCAGTATTAAGCCCGTTAATTAACGTTAGCGGGCTTTTTATTATCTTTGCTATGTGTCGAGCATTGATATAACATTTAAACCCCTTTACACCTCCAAAAAACGTTATTTCTTTCTAACGGGTGGGCGTGGATCGACTAAAACGTACAACCTACACGAATTTGTAACGAAACTAACGTACGAACGCGGTCACGGCGTACTGTTTACCCGTTACACGATGACAAGCGCGGAAAAGTCAATTATACCAGAGTTTCGGCAGACACTTGAACGGCTCGGTGTCGAGTCCGATTTCCACGTAACAAAGACAACCGCAACCAATCTCAAAACGGGTTCGTTTATTTTCTTCTCAGGTATCAAAACAAGTTCAGGCGACCAGACCGGGAAACTAAAATCATTGCCTAATATCACTACATGGGTAATTGAGGAAGGGGAGGATTTCAACGACTCGGAAACATTCGACAAAATAGACGATTCAATACGCCAAAAGAACAAACAGAACCGAGTTATATGGGTAATGAACCCAACAACGTCCGAACATTTTATTTACGGGCGATGGGTTGAAGGCTTTGAATCTGCCGTTGAGATCGACGGCGAACAGGTTTTAATAGGAAATCATCCAGAAGTCGAAAACATTCATAGCACGTATTTACTCGCTACAAAATACCTTTCAAATTCATTCCTTCGTAAAGCGTGGAAATGGCGCGAGAGATCGAAGAAAGGCTATTGTCCTATTGAGGAACGCCAGATAAGCGAAGTAGAACGAGAATACGCGCGAAAATGGTATAAAAATAACTACCTCGGCGGCTGGCTAGATCAAGCGGAAGGGGCAATTTACAATAATTGGCGTATCGGTGAGTTCAACGAAGAATTACCGTATCAATACGGGCTTGACTTCGGTAGTAACGACCCGGACGCACTCACAAAGGTTGCCGTTGATCTAGACCTTCGAAAAATATACATTAAAGAAATCTATTTCAGCAACAACACAAGCACAGCGAAACTCATGCGGATATTGTACGAACTTGTCGGTACTGAGGATTTAATTATCGGAGATTCCGCACAAAGGCGACAAATACGCGACTATTACGATGGAATGTACGGAGATGATGGGAAATTC